TGTCCTCTCCGGCCCAAAGGAAGGAGAGGATATCAGGCGTTTCGCCCGAACTACTTACAATATCCTAGTCACATCATCAAGGCTTATTGAAACTGCCTCGGGCTCATATGCTAACCACTCGTCGAAATACGTCCAGTCAACATGATTCCCCCAATGTTTAATTACCGAGCCTTTAGGAATCCAGCCATAATCGTTAAATTCAATCGTTCCTCGACTTTGACTACTGTTCAACAATACTTCTCCAGAAGGCGCTACGATCTGAACCGTATGATTCCCATCGCCGTATGTATTTCTCCAAACAAACCTTTTTAAATAACAAAGCTTGTTGATAGTTTGCGGTGACGGGGGCTGTTTTCCTGTTCTAATTGACACCTTCGCCGATGTATTTGGTTGAAAAATATACATACCTTCTCCATTTGAAACCAACAATAATTTACTGGCAAACATCACCTTCCCCTATTATTGTTTTAGCATCTGAAACGTTGCCTCCTTCTCTGGCTGCTTCAGCAGCACTGCGGGCACTTCAGGCCATTGAACGCTGTGCGGGAACGGTTCCTGTAAGGTCACGTCACGCAATGCTTGCCGGTAGTTCTTGACTGCCTCCAAACCTTTCTCTGTCGCGGGATAGTCGGGCATCATGTAGAAATCCGACTCTTCAATCAGGCGGTCGCGACGGGAGCGAATTTGCGCCGCTTTCTCTTCTACGGTCGGCTCTGGTGTCGGCTGGTCTTCTTCCTCTGTATAGGCCACCCCGAACTGTGCCCAGAATTCAACCTTGCCTTCCTCGGGAGCTTCGCCGAAGCACACGCGATCTTGATTGAAGACCTCTTGTCGAACCTTCCATTCGGACTGGTAGGCAACACCCTTGTAAGTCCACGTCTTGAACATTTATCAGTCCCCAAACTTCGTAAAATTAGCGACGCCAAAGGTACCGTACCACGCAAGCGTCACAAGCCCCTTGGCAAGCGTCGGAGCCGAACCGCTCCACGACCAAGAGCTGCCGAGGCTGATCGTGGCCGAGCCAGCTAGCGCGACCACGGTAATCCATGCCTTGTTGGCAGATCCGTTGTTGACCGTGAGCGTGCCGCCACTGGCAAGGCTCATAGATCTCGCCGATGTGTCTGACACGGTGGTTGCCGCCACAACGGTCTCAGTCGTCGTGATCGTTCCCGCGTCACCAGTACCGGGGATGAGCTGAGGTTTCCCGCTAACACCGGTCCAGGGCACCACTTTCGCCGAGTTCGCCGTAGTAGCAGAGTCGGCCTTTGCCGCGCTGGCCGCCTTGGCGTTGATGCCCAAGTACGTAGAGGCGGCGTCGGCCTTCGTGAGGTACGGTGTCAGGTTGGGTGCGGGTGCCTCGGCCGCCGAAATCGCCCCAATGTTCTTTCGCGCCTGCGCCTGCTGGGTTGTCGTGAGCGTCTGAGCGTCATAAACGACAGCATGCGCATTCTGCGACGCATATTGCTGAGCGAGATCGCGCGCGACTTCTGCGGCCTTCTGCGCGTTAGCGGCTGAGGTAGCGCTAGACGCGGCGGCCTTTTGCGAGTTAGAAGCGTTCGTTGCAGAGGTTGACGCGGCAGAAGCAGACGAAGCAGCGGCCGAACTCGACGATGCGGCATTCGTCTCACTAGTCTTCGCGGCCGACGCACTGGATGCCGCTGCAGTTTTCGATGAGGCCGCGTTCGTCTCAGACGTCTTCGCATTAGTCTCAGAAGTCTTGGCTTTCGCTTCTGACGTCTTAGCCGCGCTTGCGCTCGTAGCCGCTGCGTTCTTAGCCGCGAGGGCATTAGTCTCCGACGCACTCGCATTCGTCTCCGAGGCCTTAGCCGCGTTCTGCGAAGCCTTGGCCGCAACCTCGCTCGCCTTCGAATTCGTCTCGCTAGTCTTGGCCGCCGCCGCGCTCGATGCCGCCGCGTTCTTCGAAGAGAGCGCAGAGGCTTCAGAGGCATCAGCCGCATCCGCACTAGCCTTCGCCTGCTGAGCGTAGTACTTCGATGAGTAGTCAACCTCCGTTCCGTCCGGGACGTTGCCTTCAGTCACCTTGCCGTCCATCTTAACCGCCCACGCCTGAGAGAGCGTAGAGTAGTCTGCAGACTCATTCGCAGACGACTGGGAAGCGGCGGCAGAGGTCGAGGCATTCTGTGCCTGCGCCTTCGTCTCGGCCAGTAGCTGACGCATCGTTGCCACATCGGCATCAGAGTCTACGACGGCCTCTTCGGCAATCGCCTTAGCTTCTTTAGCGATCTCTTTTGCTTCAAGCGCATCGGCAACGGCAGTTTCAGAGTTCGTCTTCGCGGTGTTCGCCGTGCTCGAAGCCGTGTTCGCCGTCTTTACAGCTTGATCGGACTTCGTGTTCGCAGAGTTCGCTGTACTCACGGCCTGAGCAGACTTCGTGTTCGCCGCATTCGCCGTACTCACAGCTTGAGACGCCTTCGCGTTGCTGTCCTTGATCGTCGCGTCCCACGAGTTGACAACGGTCTCAAGGCTGTTCACCTTGCCGCTAGCCGCATTGGCTGTAGAAAGCGCTTCAGACGCATTCTGCTGAGCCGTATTCGCCGTATTGAGCGCTTCGGTGGCTTTATTCAGCGCCTCGGTCGCGTCGGCCGTAGCATCGACCATGTAATCGCCCAAGTCATTGATCGCGTCCTCGGTCTGCGTCAGTACGGACTGACCGCTAATTGAACCCGTGGGCGTTTTGACGTAATGAAATTGAAATTCCTTTGATGCCATATTACTGGATCCTTAGTACCCTGCCGCGTACCAGTTGCCGCCGTTGAAGCGGCGGATGTTGTACGAAAAGGAGCTGCCGTCCACAACCTTCGCAATCGTGTAGCAGTCGTCAGGATGACCGCCGCCCGTCGCCGTTAGCTGAAGCGAAACGGAATCGGGATATTTGAACGGAGTGACAAATTTCGCGGTGCCCGAACCGCCGCCAATCGTCCCGTGCTGTTCGATGAAGCCAGACTTCCACTTTCTGTACCACGTCGAGCCCGATCGATGCGTTTCAACAACATAGTCTTCAGATGCCGAAGAGCTGATCGCATTTTTTACCCACGCCGTGTTAGCGACCTGCTGAGAGCTATCACCGGAGGCGGCAGTTGGCACCGTAGGGGTTCCCGTAAAGGTCGGCGAAGCAACTGGGGCCGCCCCGATGTTCTTTCGGGCCTGCGCCTGCTGATTCGCGTTGAGACTTTGAGGCGTGTGCTTGACGACATCCGCAACGGCCTCCTCAATCGCGTCATTCATGTCGCCTGAGCTCGTCACGCCGATATTGGTGCGCGCCTGAGCCTTCTGTTCATTGCTCAGGCTCTGCGCCTTGTCAAAAGCAACGAAGCCTTTGATGGCGTCTGCGAGTTGCTTGGCGACTTCTGAGGTGCTCTGAACGTCGATGTTTTTGCGCGCTCGCGCCTGATCAGAGGTTGTGAGAGACTGCGCCTTGTCATAGCGAACCTCGCCGACATCCTGATTCGACCAATAGGCAGAGTTTGCCTGGTCAGTCGGAGACTTGACCGTCGAAGACGGGCCATTGGCTTTGATGCAGCGGTACTTGACCGTCCCGACCAACACTTCGTTCCCGGGCTCATAATCCAAGGTGGCGCTATAGTTCATCAGGCCGCCCTGCTGGTACCAAACGAGGAACGACGAAAGCAAGTAGAGAACCGAATTGAAGTCGTCTCGCTTCGGGGGAATGCCGCCCTCACCGATCGGCAAGGAGTTCCATCTGCCCCACCCCTCTTCTTGCGATAGCCTACCCGTCCCTGCCTCAAGCGACGTCACGGGAACTGCGCTTCTATCGCCATCTTTGGCGATGGGGCACGAAAGTAAAGTTTGAGGATAATTGCTCATTTTCTCATCCTAAAAAAGCCTTCTAACTTCAGACCACGCAAACGCGACAAGCCACACCATTAATGCCAAACACCCTGTAGTAGCGGTTATCCACGCAACAATACGGAAAATCCGAAACCCAATATTGAATTCGACGTTTGGTTCATTCTTCGTCATCCAATTCACCACTCTTTGATCAGCCGACGTAACCGTGCCAACACAACAATAAGAACGTAGGCAAAACCACAGTACGCAATGCCATAGAGAGGGATCGCTGCAACAATCGGGAGTTCGCTAGCCATACGCAATGCCTCCACCAATTGAAGTAAAATGTCAGTCATTGAGCACCTGAGTCCCTTTTAGGTGTCCATAGAAAAACCCCGCAAGGTTGCCGCCCTGCGGGGTTTTGTTTCTTCGTGAATTAATCTAGCCGCCGATCGTTCGCCCGGGGTTGAAAACGCCTTGATCAAAGGGAAGCAAATCACTCCCTTCAAAGCCGAAAATCTTCTCGTCGGGATAGATGATTAGAAAATTCGTTAGTACGCCCGATGGCCGATTCAAGAGCCCGTAAGTTTCTAATATCTGCGCCTGCAAATCGCTAATGTTCCCGACAACGACGACCGAATTTATTGACATATCTAAGTAATCAACCACGAATACTTTAGTATCGGTCAATTGACTTAGCATATTGTTCATCGTTGCGGCTGTAGCGTTTGCAAGATTGCACCGCGCACGATAGAACAACAGAAATCGGTAGTACTCATCATCAAAGCGCGTGTAGTCCGCCCCGACCTTTAGCAAACGATTGACCCCTACGCGCGTGCCCCACCAGTCCAAGAAGACGCCTTTTGCTGTCTGCATGTCGGCAATTGTCTGCTGGAGGCTTTCGAGCAATTCCGTAGCGTCAATCTTGTCCCTGAGCATCGATGCGCTCTGCCTGATGCGCGTCGCGTGCGAGTACTGGGACTGGATGGCGTCCGTCGTCGTGTCGGCAAAGTCGGCCATGTTCTGAACGCAGTCAACGCTCAGGATGTCCTCCCATGTCTGTGTTTCCGACATATCAACCTCCGAACGCCAGTGTGATCGTTTTGGCGCTCAGCGTCGGACTTTTGTTCGCGGGGACGTCGACGCTAGCCGATTGAGAGCCGCCCGCAATGCCGACAAGAATCTCCTTGATCGGGGCGTCCGTCACGCTCTGAATGCACCGATAGAAGCGGCTGGCGTAGACCGTCGTGGCGAGCTTTACGCGGGAATTCGTAAGCTCCCCAAGGAAGTCAGAGATGATCGCTGCTTTGACATTGGCTTGCGTCGCAGCGTCCATGTCGCCGCTGAAGAACGTCACCTTGACAGTGAAATTAACGGCCGTGGGACGGACAATGTTGTAGACATAGGAAGCGTTGAAGTGCTCGGTGTCAATGAAAGTCACCTGAGCGTCACCCACCGTCCCGCACCCCGCGCTCTTGCGCTCAAAGATTGTGCGGGCGATATCGTCATCGTCCCCGCCGACGATGCACACCGCCACGCTATGTCCCTTGATCGAAATCCCATACTGCGTCTGCGTCTCGCTCGTGTAGTTTTCAAGCACAACGCAATCAAGCACGCCCTCTAGCGCTGAAAGATTGGCCTGCATGTTCTCAACCGTCCCGTTCGCATTGATCGCGTAACTTTGCTTCATGCGGTTGAGCAATTCCCCGTCAGGCTCCTCATCTCGCCCGGTATTCCCCGCGGCCGTGTTCGACACGGCATCCCATCCCGCGATGACCGTCACGATCTGCGTCACGGTCTTTGCACCGATCTCAATGGCGCCATGCTTCACACAGGAAAACTGAGTGTCGACGCTGCCAGAATCCGGAATCATTACCCCGCCAGCCACTGCGTGTCGGAGCTGATTGCCCTGCGTATCCTGCACAATCGCGCCGTAGGGGATGACAGTGCCTTTCAACCCGGTGCACGTACAGACGACGACCGTCGGCTCCGAAATCTTGCGCGTGAGGCCATAGAGCGCCGCAAGTGCATCAAGGAAAACGCCCGTAGAGGTCTTCGGATTGAACTGGTTCGCGAGGAAAGCCACCTCACGATTTTTAGCCGCAACTTCAGTCGTCACCAAGTCCACGACCTGCCCCATGGGCGACGCCGAGTCCACGTTCAGAAGCGGATCGGAGTCACTGACTTTAAAGGCCTCCTGAAAGCCCGAGGCGACGTCGTCTCGCACCTCCTGAACGGTCGGGACGACTACCCCAGTATCCGGATTAAATTCGAGCTGTGCCATAAGTGCCGCCCTCAGTTGTGATTTGTACATCTGCGCTCAAAACGCGTGTCGTTGCGTCAAGCGCTTTTAGCTGAACCGACTCAACCGTAAGCACGCCCGGCACACTCAATGCCGCTGAACGCAAATCTTCCGTTGTGATGGCTTCCTGTATCGGCTGAGCGATTTGGTCCGAAAACCAATGGACGCCCTGATCCCACCGAAAGACGGCATCGTTGTAGAAAAGCCGCCCCTCGTTACAGACGTTTTGAACGATCGCGGATGCTCCACGAATCATCGCTACGTTCCCATTCCCGTCAAGCTGTAAGTCCCAGTCGGCCGAAAGCTCTGCTGTGTACGCTGTGTGTGTCATAGAAAGAGACCCCGAAAAGCCGCGACGGCCGCGATGATCACGCATAGCCACGCGGCGGCACAAACCGCCCACGCAAATACTTTCCCGTAAGGCGGTAGATCTTTGTTTGACATGAACATCAGGCCGCACCTATCGCAACTTTTCAACGATTTCTAGGACGTAGTAAAGGAAGGCCGCAGTGCCGAGGAGCGTGCCACCTAGCCACACTGCGCACGCCTTGACGCCTTTCCAAAACTGACTTTCGCGCTCCATTTTTCGCATACGTTTTCCTTTTCCCATATAATTCTCTTGTGAAAGCGTCTTCTTTCCATAAAAAAGCCCCGCCCGATTTCCGCTCGGACGGGGTTTGTTTTTTCTTCAATTGCGTTTTACTGCGGCGCGCTGGTTGTGCCATCAGGGCAGGTGTGAACGTGACCCTTTAGGCTGATTCCGTCCGCCACCACATCACCCGAAACCGTGGCCCCGCCGCCTCCCGATACCGCAAGGCCACCCGAGCCCGTAATCTTTCCATCAACCTTCAGCGTGCCCGTAATGTGGGTCGCGGGAGTGTCGATCTTGCAATTGGAGCTCGCATTGATCGTCGCCGTAGCCGTGTTGACAGTGCACGACGATTTCGCGTTGATCGTCTCCACGTTCGTGTTGATCGTCACGGTCTTCGGCGCCGTAATCGTGATGTCCCCAGTGTCTTCAATTCGCACGAACGTCGTCGGCGTCTGCCCCCAAAAGCCGCCCAAGTAAAAACCGTCGCTCATGTCGTAGCAACGGAAGCTGCCGGGCTGAACTGCGTCATTCCCGCCTGTGAGCGTGGATACGTCCTGCTGTGCGAAGACGGCTAGGCCGACGTCGCCGGGCTTCGGGTCACAAATCAGCGCGGCTGTGCCATGCTGTAGGCGAAACCACCTGAGCTTGGGGATTGACACGGGCTCCAGCGCCTCCCCCGATGCACTTCGCATTTTGACTAGCGGCGTCGCGCTCAGGTACCCCGCGCCCGCACCGTCACCGGGTCGAGTGACCGCGTCCACTCGCACAGGAATCGCGGTATTAACCATGCCCTTGATGACCGAGCGAATCAGAAAATCCAGGACGTTGATTTGTGAGCCCGATGTAAACGCGTTCTGCGGCTGTGCATACTCTGACATCTCATTCTCCTAACCACATGCCATCAAAGGACGTTTCCCAAGAACTCGCCCCGGGGTTGTGCGCGCTCAAAGAATGTTGAAGCTGAGTAATCTTCCATACGCCAGAAGCATGAGGGACAATCGTCTGCACGCTCACCGCCGCCGCCACTCGTAGCTCTGGACGGAAAAACGTCCTGCACTGGATGCCCGTGTTCGTAAAGGTCGGATACCCAATCATCCCTGTGTCAGCAGAGACAACGGGCACGCCGCCTTCTGCACGCCTTACGCCGTCCTTCGGCACAACGATCGTCTTGTCGTCATCAAAGATGATGTCCGCGCCTGCGGCATTCGCAACCGTTTTCATCTTTGTGATCGGGTCCCCGTAGACCGTCATGTCAGAAACCGTTGCCTGCACACCGTCGTTTTGATACTCGAACCCCGCCTGCGCACTCTGAGACTTGATAAAGTCCCCGACGTCCTGAGCCCCCTGCACGCTCACAGTCGACGCGGGCTCGAGGAGCGGGTATGCGCCAACCTGCGCTTCTATCTTGAGCACGGGGCTCGAACCGTTGAGATCGGCGTATGCAACCGTGACGCACCCGCGAAAAATCACAGGCAACTCCTGCCCCTGCTCACCGGCCGCGATCTCTATCGCATTCCACCTACGGCCGAGAGGCTTGAAGGCGAGTGTCGTCAATTGCCCCATCGTGTCGAGCGACAGACCGTAAATCTCAACCTGCGCCGTCGCGAAATCCACGCCCCCCGTCTTTGAGATTGCTACATTCGTGGCAAAGCCTTGGAAGGTGTGCTGGTTGTTCACACCGCTCTTGTCAAGAGTGATTGTTACTCGGATGTCCTTTAAGCTGTAAGTGCTCGCCATTCTTCTTCCGTCGCGTAGTTGAGCGTAAAGCGGTCGCCCAGTGCATCGTATTTAGGCGATGCGGATTTTCCACCGCTGTCAAGAAAGAAAAGCCTGCCTGCGAAATCAGGCGTATTCCACACGGGGATAGGCGACATCGTGCGGCACACGTGGCTGTCGCAAATCTTGACCTCATCAGCCGTTAGCGTGAGATACAAAAAGCCGCCCATCTGCCGCAGATTTATAACGCAGTTTTGCCCATCAAGGACGATGGAAAACTCCTGATTAGGAAGCGTATGCAGTGGTATGCGTATCATCATCTTCCTCACGAAAAGAGATCGGCAACGAGGCCCCCTTGCGCCTGCCCCGTCTGCACCTTGTTCGCTGCATTGGCGCTCTTGGGTGCCCACGCAACAGACGCCCCGCCGACCTTTGCCGATTGCACCTCTCGGAAATCAACATGGATTTCAAGCGCGTTAGCTCCGTTCGTTGCCGAGCGTGTATAGCCGTACGACACGACAGCCATGCGGCTATACACCTTAGAGGGCGTTAGGATGCGAAAGAGCTGAGTCCCGCAACGATAGGACTCGAGCCTAGAGACCGCCTCCTGCTGCGCCTGATAGTCACCAGAGAAAAGCAGACTGACAGAACACTCGGACGGTTGAGGCACCTTGTCATAAGCGTATAGCGCCCCGTTCTCCTGCGGCTCCGTCGGAACATTGGCTGTCGAGTTGTCCTCGAACCCATCAAGCGCCGTGTAGCCGCAGAACGGCCGCGCATTCTCATCAACGATTGCCCACACTTCGGCCATCCTTCCCTCACTTTGAAATTACGCCTGACTGCGCCGCTACGAGCATGCGATTGCGACGGCTCAACGCATTGTCCATCGCGCCACCAACAGCCTGACCTACGGCTTCGGGGTCGCCGTTCGTCTGGATGTTGTTTGTCACCTGAATCTGCATGTCGTTCGTCACGCCCGGGCCTGCGCTCGCAGACTTGGCCGCCGCAAAGCTCCCGACAGTTGCCTGCATAGGCGTCTCACTGAAGAAGCCCGAAAGCGCATCACCCAAGCGAGCGAGCGTGTCGGACGAACTTTCCTGCGAGGGCATGCCGGCGTAGGCAACCGGGGCATCGTACTTGACACGAACGATCTTCGGATCGTTTGCCCGCACTGGAGCTTCCGCCCCCTTCTTGTCGCCATCGTCACCCGAGAAAAAGTCCGCAATGCCGCCGAAAGCATCCTTGATGACACCCTTGGCAGAGTCCACGACGCCCGATGCAGCGCCCTTGATCTTCCCGCCAATATCGAGAGCATCGGCAATCCACGCGCTCAATTGATCGACAAGCGCCTTGAAGGCGTTCTTTGCCCAGTCAATGGCAGTCCTGATGCCGCTCTCGAGGGCCTCAGCTATGGCCTCGCCCAGCGCCCCGACGTCCGCGATCACTTGACCAATTGCATCGGCCGCGCGATCCGGCAGGGAGCTGAAGAAATCACCAACACCGCCGAAGAAATCCGCCACACCTTCTTTGAAGGAACTGCCGATTGACTTGATCTCGTCCCACAACTCGCCGAGAGCCTTGACTGCATCCGCGGGGAGCTCGATGAGCGTGCTCAGCCAGTCTTGGCATGTCTCGCGGATCGTCTGAATCCTTTCATCGGATACGCCGATAAAGCTCAGGAAGCGGCCGAGAATCGAGTTCCCGCCCCGAATGAAGGCGAAGAGATCATCGAAAGCCAACGCGAGAGCAACCACAGCGGCAGTCACGACGGCCACGGGGTTCGCGAGCATTGTCGCGTTGAGCGCCGCCATGATGCCCTGACCGCTCTTGAGCACCTTGAAGAACGTCGACGAGGCCGTGATCGCCTGAATGATCGACCGGCCGTAAGTAGCAGCCAAAACCGCACCGACGCCCGCCAAAACGAGCTTGACTGCGCGGCTGTGCTCTCGGATGAAGGCAACGCCGTCGCCGATCACCTTTAGCACTTTGTTCACCACCGGGAGCACGGTAACGCCGAGCATGTTGGCGAGCGCCTGCGCCTGATCAGTGAACTGCCGCCAGCGAATGTTCATCTCGCGCGCGGCCTTTGCCTGTTCCGGTGTGAAGGCAACGCCCTTGTAAGCCTCGGCCGCATCGTTCGCGCTGTCCTTGAACTTAGTAAAGACTGCGGCCGCATCCTGGCTCAGCCCCATCGCATTCAAAAAGTGCGATGCCTGCTGATCGGTCATGCCCTTGACGGCCTCGCCAATGCGGAAAAACTCATCCGCTGAGCGGCGCTTGTCTACCGTCCACGACTCCAGTGCGCTTTTGAATGCCTCCTCGCTGCCGCCGGCGTCACGATTAGCCTTCGCCCACGCGTCGATCTTGTCTGTGGCAACGCCCGTTCTCTCGCTCAGAATGTCGAGACTCTCGCCCACCTGAGAAAGATTCTGAAAGAGCTGGTGGCCCGCAAAGACCGAGGCGAATGGCGCAACTACCTCCTTGAAAAGCGTGCCGAGCTTTCCCATGCGTCCGGCCAGTTCATCCATGGCTCGCCCGGTGATGAGCGAGGCCTTCTGCCCAGCCGTACCGATCGCCATGACGCGCTCGGCCACCTCATCAGAGACTCCGCCGAGCATAAGCGTCGACTTGGACGCTCTGGCTGCCATCTGGTCGATTTTGGCGCCGCTCACCTCCATCCGCTTGCCGAGGTCAGAGACGGCCTTGGACGCATTCTCGAGCCCTTTGTTCAGTTCCTCGCTGTCGAGGCCGAGGGCGATTACGAGTCTGTCTACTACACTAGCCATTTTCTTTCTCTAACCTTTGTTGTGCGAGCCACGAATGGTAGTTACGGAGCTCTAGAACCTCAAGGAGCTCATAGGCCTCCTCAAGCGTCAACTTTTCTTTGAGCTCGACCATGCTGGCCAAACCTGCGGCGACAATCGCGCCGCAGATCTTGGGAACATTCGCAAAGGACGCCACGCCCTTTACTTTTAGGCAGGCGTTTCGGTACTTTGCGGCATAAGGGACTTCAAGACGTCGCCATCGAAGAAAAAACCGAAATTCCGACGAAGCGATTCAATCCTGAGCTTCGTGAGCGTCAACGGGCTCTCGATGACGGCGCACGCGGACTCTCCTTCGAGGCGGCGCAGCGCATTACCCTGCACAAGCGTGCAGCACGAAAGGAGATCGTCAAGCAGAGGGCGTGCCTCGTCGTAGGGAATCGTGAGGATGGTCTTCAACAAATCCGCGGGCTTGTCGCTGAAAACCTGCTGAATGTCGTCAACGTTACGCCCCATGGCAAAAGCCGCGCGGTACATCCACTGCTCGGCCTTGTAAGCCGACATGGGCGCGATCGTGAAGCTCTTCAGCGTCGTGCCGTCTTGTACTTCAATCTTAGAGACGTCCATGTTCGCTCCTTAAAGCACGCGCTCAAAGTCAAAGCCCCACTGCGTCGGCTGCATCGTGCGAGACGCCGCCGACATCGGAGGGGCACTCTTGAGGACGCCCTTCACGAACGTGCGCGTAACCCCCAGCGCAGGGATGTAGCACGTCAGAGTACATTCGTACGGCTTGTTGTTCGCCTCCATGCAGTCGCGCACATACTCAAGTGCAGAGGCGGACGGCGAGGAAGCTTCAAGCGTGAGCGTCACAGACGAAATGTTCTTGATCACGCCTGCCACCATGTATCCGTCGACCGATCGGCGCGTTTCCGCCATCTCGATCGAGTCACTGGAGAAAATACCGTCGGCGCTAAACTGCTGAAGCTGAATGCCCGACGGGTAGAGCTCGTCCACAGTCAGAACGAGCTGAGCATTTGCAGACGTTACGTCAAAGTTGGAACTGGCCATTTTATGCCCCTAAAAAGAAGCCCCAACGGCCAAACCGTCAGGGCTGATGATGTTCACTAGATAACTACAATCACTTCTGCGGAAAGAGCCTGAACGCTTCCTGCATACGCGTAGAAGATTGTCACGGAAGGCGCTTCGCGGTTCGCACGACCTGCGGCATCGGGCAGGGTGATGCCTAGCCAATAGCCCTTGGAGGTGATCGCCTGAATCACGTCCTCGCCATCGTCGCCCGTCTCCTGCATGATCTGCGACTTCTGCGATTCATTGAGCGCGAGACCGGCGTCAATCACGCCGTTGTTGATGCAACGGTTGATCGGATCCTGGCACCACGCGCGAATCAGTGCCTCGCCTGCGGCGTTGTACGGCACTCGGTTGACGTTCTTGAAGCCCGACATGCAACTCGTCTGGATCGCGGAGCGCAGGTAGATCGAGCCATAGAGCACGTCAACGAAGCCATAGAAGTCGCTAGAGAGCGTCCCTCGGTTGAAGAACTGGAACTGATCATTTCGCGTAGCGTACTGGCCGATGAAGTTGATGCGGTTGCCCTCAAGCGCGTTCGCAACGGATTCCTCGAGAACGTTCGGGGAAAGGCCGGAGGCGTACTTGGCAAACCAAGTCTTCATGCCCTGCGTGCGGTTCCAAGCGATAGAAGCACCGCAGGCCATAGCCATTGCAGAAAGCCCCCACGTCGGGAAGTAGATCGGGGCTACGACGTCGTACTTATCAACAATCTTTGCAAGCGCGCCATTCGAAGCCGTCAACGTGCTTTCAAGATTCTTGTCGCTAGACCACGGGAAGTAAACGAAATCATCGTAGATGTCCGCCCATGCGGCAAGGGCTTCAATTTCTTCAAGCTCGGCCTCCCAGAGCGTCGTAAAGCCGACCCAGTTCCGCGTGACGGCGCAGATCGCCTCCATATTGGCCGTCTCAGTCATAGCATCAACGCCCTGAGAGAGCACAGCACCAGTCGCTTGCGTCAGGCCGAGCATTTCGCTGAGGTCGGTGCCGCTGTCGGACTTAGAGGCGTAGCTAATCGTCGCTGCCTTGCCCTTCGTATCCGTCGTGAACGTGAAAGCGTTGAGATTGCTGTCGTACGTGCCCTTAACGCCCGAGATCGCCGTTGCAATCTTCGTCGCGGCATCGGAGAGCGAGGTGGCCGAGGAGAGATTGATCGAAGCGGCCTTCTTTTCCTGACCGCCGACGCTGATCTTGAGCGAGCCGTCAGTGATTTTCTTCAGGGCTTCGAGCGTAACGGAAAGCTCGCCGCCGCGAATCCAAGCGCCGGCAGCCTCGGTGACACGACGTGCGATCACAAGAGACTTCGGCGCACTCTGCTGATTCTGCACGCCGCTGAAATACTGCTGAGCAAAAGCCGTCTCTTCGGCCTCGGCTCCAAACATGGCAGACACATCCGCCGTCGACGAAAAGGCTACCGCGGGCGTACTGGCGGGAAGAACAGCGCTCTTCGTGAGCACAAGGCCGTTCGTTTCAAGATCGCTACCGCCGCCGCTAATCACGCGCGGAGAGACCGCAACGATGCGGGATGCAGGCAAAGACATATGGATATCCTCCAATGAAAAAGCGCCCCTGCAGGGCGCTCTTGGGTAAGTTAATTAAGACAATGCGCATTAGCGCGGCGGGAAGCGCACATCAACGTTATGCACGCCGACATTAACAGCGTCAGTGCTTTCCACGTCAAGCCTGACGACGTGCGTGTAGGTGATGTGAAGCGTCGTCGTCCATCGCTGGACATACTGATTTTCATCCACCACCACGGTCGTATTGCGAACGTCATCAGCGTAGAGACTGGATAGGCCGTACTTCTGAAAGAAGTCGCAACCTGACACTGTTCTGGCCACTGTTGCGACCGATTCTGCGCGCATACGGGCCGTTTCCGGATGATCGCTATAGACGTCGACTTGAACGCTCATCTCGACCAACCTAGAGACCACAGCGTCCATTTTCTGAGTCGCCGTGTCCCACTCATAGGACTCGACGGGCGTCCCGATCTCCCGGTGCGCGATGATCGTATTAACGACGTAATCGCGCGAGTCCGGCAGAGAAAGGTTGTTCTGATTTCCCGCGATGATGTGCGTAGCCTCAAGGCCGGACATCATCAGCAACTCGAAGTCTTTGACGGCCTTGTAGACCGTCTCATCAGAGACGATCGTAGAGCGCGTTGGAGGGCTTTGCATCATAGCCATACAATCCCCTGCGGCGGGTTTAGCTGAAGCGTTGCGCGCACACTCAACCAGTTGACGCCTGAAAAGTTTTCTAGAACCGCATCTACAGCCCATACCGTCCCGTCCTTGCGCAGGATGTAATCCCCTGCGCGGGAGAGCGGGCGAAAGATGCCTGCGGTCTGTTTTGCAAAGTCCTTCGGTGCGAATAGGTAGAACTTGCGCACAATCGAATTAGCCCCCGCCATGTCGGCATGAAACAGCGCCGCATCGCCCTCGCTCTGCACCTGCGCCATGACGCCCATGGTGCGCTCATACTGCGGAGCGGCAAAGCCATTCTCATCAGGCACTGAACCCGTCGAGTGAAGCAGCTGAACCTCCTCATCGGGGTGGATCGCATTGATCGATCCGCGTACCACTGCATGTAAATTTAGCCCCATACAACTCCCAGATTCTCAACCGTGAAGCTCATGTTCACTTGACCTCAAAGGCGATTGAGTGAAGCAACGCCCCCGACAAAACCATCGGCTGCGTCGTGGCGGAGCTGGCTTTCGACGAGTGATTTTTTCCCCCAGTCTTACGCCCTGCAGACTGCGCGGCGTAAAGCTCCATCGTGAGCGGCGCGCGCTCTTGGAACTTTTCCTTTGTCGTCCCGCCACTTGCAATGGTTGCCTGCACATCCTGCGCGGCCACAGTGCCCAGTACCGTAAGCGCCGACGCAGGATCCTTCAGCCCCTCGAGCGCCTTCTTCAGCACGCCCTTCCACTTTTCCTGCTCGGCAACGAGCGTCCCCCGCAGGAACGGGCGGGGCGGGTTTACTAATGCCGCTCCAGGCTTGATGGCCGCCTTGCTGAAGTCCGGGCGTCCCCGATCACTTAGGGGCACCGGACGTCCAATGGCACCACTCAGGAAAAGCGATTGCTTCGGCGTGACGCGTTGCACCCAGCCGAACTCAACGTACTGCGCGTATTCGGCAATGCTTGCGTCAGTCACCCCCACCTCGACCACTTTCGCGGCGCGATTCCCGTACTGTTTGGCGAGTCCCTCAAGCCTTTGCGTCACCTTGCCTGCGTCAACCTTGATGCCCATCATTACCCCCACGGGTGATAGTTGTCAGAGACGTACAGGCGTCCTCCGAGACGGTATTTGCCCGTCATCATCCAATACGTAGACCCACAGGGCGTCTGATTCCACCACTGCGCGGACTGCGAGTTGCTCTTGATGAGATCGAAGGATGACGACACCGAGCCTTCTGATGCACTGGCCACGCGACCGGGCTGATCGCCGCGCGTAGAGAGCGTGGCCATATGACACAGCGCGTAATAGAGAAGCACTTTACGCTCGAGCACTGGGGGCGTCGCATCAGGATCGAACGGGGCAAAGCTATCTGCGTCAGTCGTGCCGACAATCGCCCCCACCTGATCCCACAGCACACCCAAGAGCACATCATTGATGACGGCCTCCGTCAGCCCCGGGAACCATGAGCGGAATTCTTCAATATCAAGCGCTACGTCCATTTTTAGGCCTCGATGTCTTTTACCTTCTCAACGCCGACCGAAGCCGGATCGACAGGCTCGACGCCCGTGCGCATCTCGGCAATCTCATCGCGGCGCGCCTTGAATTCCTTCTCGCTCCTCATCTCCCAGAGGAGCGGGGGCATGGCGGTGAAGGCGCGCTCGCCACCATGTTTGCGCTTAATGTCCTCCCAGTCTCGGCGTGCTACGCCCACCAGGACGGCATTCCCTGCGCCGAGGAGAACGCCCTTGGCCTGCCCCCTTAGCGCGTGATTAACCCCCGGGAAAACAACGGTTTTCGCGCCACCATTGCCATTGTCAACGTCATCAAACTTGAGCCCGAGGGGCATGCCGCAGGCAATGTAAATGATCTCATCGCCTGCGATGTCAGAAACCTTCTTTGCTTCCTGCTCAGCGGTGTCGGCAATGATGCCCGTGGTGCCGAGAACAGAAGCCTTACGAGTACGAGTAGTGCGAGCCATAAAAAACCTATTCGTGACAAGAGGTTGGGCAGGGCAGGCGTGAACCCGCCCCGCCGTGGAGATAAAGGCCGTTCGTGACGGCCTGCGAGTTTTAGATGCCGACCATCGTCGCAACGAGGCTCGGGCGGCGAATCACGCAACCCCACGTGCCAGCAGTTGCCTTCTGCGTGAAGCTGGATTCATGCGCGATCAGGCGACCGAGGCCGAAGGCGCGGGAGAAGGCGGAGAAGCCCGTCTCGTCGCCATACACTTCCTTGACCGTCATGTAGAGCATTTCGCCGGCGGCCGTGGAGAGCTCGGGAAGCTGAACGATTTCGATGTTCGGATAGTTTTCCTGCAGCATGACCTTGGCCGTCTTGCCAAACTGGTTCGGCTGAGTCAGGTAGCCAATCATCTTGTTGGAGATGCCCAGAACAATCGGGGCGTTCACGTCAAGATGACCGCCATTGTTGGCAGTCAGCTCCTGCCACAGCTTGTTCACGTCATTGAACACGAGCGTGGCCGCGTTGTTCGGGTCGGCCGCGATCTTTTCAGCCCACGTAGATTTGCTATTGACCGACACCGGAGAAATCGATTCCGGGATGTTCGGATCATTGAGCATGCCGTAGATTTCCATGCCCGCAACGCCGTAGAGCTGGAACTTGTTTTCAGCTCGGGCAATGATTTGAGCGGCCGCGTTCTGCTTGCGAGCGGGGAGATTGACGTTGGCCTCGGCGAGCTTCGCCGTTTCGAGATCGCCGTACTTAATCGTCGTCTGATAACGGAAGTTCTGACGAACCGGGAAGTTGTAGTTGACGTCAGTGCTCGTGCCGTTCGCGAAGTCGTTGTACGGCGAGACCTGACCTGCCACCTCTTCCACGCTGAAGGTCGCGTAGTCCTGCGTAAAGGAACCAACGAGCGTCTTGTCAAAGAACTTCGTGGCATTCGTGACACCGAAGAGCACATCAATGATGCGCGGGTCGACGTACGTGTAGAGGGCCGCGGGCGCGCCGACATTCGGCTGCGTGGAAAGCGCGGCATCCTGTGCGAGCTGGTCGCGGTTGATGTTCTTGAGAACGATGCGACCGTCCTTTTCATCGAACGGCATAAAGCCGACGGCGTACGGAGCCTCGATGCCGCGCGCCTTGGCATTCAGAAAGTTTTGATCCATATGAATTTTCATGGCCTTTGCTCATCACAAAGGCCACTCCTCCAAATAGTTTGTTTAGGGAAGCGTTGCAAGCGCGGTGCCGATAGAGCACGTTCCACCACTCGCCGCCGTGATCGCGTAAAGCTTTTTCGTCGTTGCGTCCAGCACGATGTCGCCGACGGCGTAGGGAAGTTGCGCGTTGGTAGGCGTGAGCGCCGTTGCGGCAATGCCCGTCTGGCTATCAGCGAGAGCGGTTGCTGAGACACGGAAGCAAGAGCCATTCTTGCCCGCCGCCCCAGCCGCGCCTCGTTCGCCTTTAGCCCCAGTCGCACCCGCGACACCCTGAGCACCCGTTGCGCCTTTGAGCCCCGTGAAGGCAAAGGTAAACGTCGGCGCAGTCGTCGTGCCGCCCTTGCTTACCGTGACCTTGGGCGTGCCGACGGTGGCGTCAACAGTGGCCGTGGCGGTAATCGTAGGCGTAGCGCCCGTTTCACCCTTAGCGCCCTGTGCACCAGTGTCGCCCTTATCGCCCTTGGCACCCTGAGCACCGGCGGCACCCTGCGCGCCCGTCTGGCCGCGAGGGATGCCGAGCTTCAGAACGCCACCCTCGATGACAGCAGTTGCAGGAGCCCCGGCGGCGAGCGTCGTTGCCTGCGCAGACTGAATGTCAACGCTGGCAACGGCCTGCAGTCCTGTCTCGACCTTGTTTAGCTTCTCGGCAGTGATGATGTCGCCGCGTTTCCACGACGTAGGAGAGTAAGCCATAAGCCCAAACCTCCTTAGCCTGCGGAGGCCTCGTCAACCTTAGCAAAGTCAGCGAGAGCGGCGGCCATTGCGCCAGTCGCAACCGTCACGCCAAAGTTCTGATAAATCACGACATCATCCTTGGCGACACTCTTGACGCCGCGGGGGAAAACCACTCGCCACCCCGTGTCGTTCGTAGTGCCGGCGGCACCATACGTGATGGCACCCGTAGCCGGATCGCAAAGGACGGACTGGCCTTCGGTAACCGTGCCCGTGGCGACAGCATAGAACTGGCCGCGAATGGCGATCGGCGGGCAGACGCCCTGCGGATAGACCTGCGATGCGTCAGCAGTGAGCGTCGGAATCGTAGCGATGACGTCACGTTCGACAAAACCGACGGGCTTGGCACCGGACGTGCCCTTGAGGGAGACCACGTTCGTTTCACCCGTAACGTTGCCCTTGAGCGCCGTAGCAAAGCAGAAAGTACCTGCCTGAACGGTGCCGTCGGAGACGTAGTTGAAAGCCGTGTAAACGGCCTGCTTCGGATTCACTTCCTGACCGGCAATGCCGACGGCAGGATCAGTCTTAACAACTGCCTGAAAACCCATGATTAATACCCCTTCTTGATTTGAGAAAGCTTAGTGGAGAGAATGGAGTCGGCCTTGCCCGTCTTGAGCTGGGCGTCCTGAGCGAGCGAGCGCTTGGCAGAGACCTTCTTGCCGGCCATGAAGGCGAGATAAGCGGTGCGGGCGGCTTCGGGACGAACGCCCTTGATGCTCACACCCTCCTGCTCCAGCGCGGCCAAATAGACGCTTTCGGCAGAGTCGTAGGCGTTGAAGCGGACGCGACCGAGCGTCTGAGCGCACTCATCCATTGCCGTAAAGCGTCGAGCGATGCGGCGTTCGACACGCTTAAGCGCGGCGTCCTGCCCCAGTGCGCGTTCTTCGCCTTCGGATTCATGCTCGCGATCGAGCTTTTCAGGATCGGTCTTTTCCTTTCGTTCGCCATAGCGCACGCCCTCGGCAAACGCCTTCTGGAACTCTTCAGGCTCCTCGTCGTAGCCGCAGGCCTTCAGGCCGTCCTGGATAAGCTGAGCGCACTCGTCCTCATCTTCGGCAGGCTTTTCGGCCTCTTCACCGATGTTGATTTCCTCATCTTCGGCCTCGGCTTCGGCATAGGCGAGCCCCTTGAGCGCATCGGCAAAGCCTTCGGCATCCTCAGGCTTCATGCCCTTGGAAACCATTTCGGCGATGATGCGCTTGATGGCTGCGTTCTTGTCCTCGTCAGCGGCTTGCGCCTCTTCAGCGGGCTTGTCGACCACATTTCCCTCCTCGTCCTGCTCATGCAGGTCTTTGATCCCATCGGCGGCAGCGGCGATTGCGTCAGCAAGTGCCACCTCCTTCTTCTCGACGGCAGGATCGCCGTCAGCTGCGGCTACGGGAGCCGCGTTCTTTTCCGTCACGTCCATAGGTTGAGCCTCTCTTAAGTGACTGTCTTGCACCAACACATCGCGCCCCGCGCGGCCCTGCTCCACCAGCGCAACATGGTTGGCGGTAATGTCACGCATAACGAAGTCATAGTCTTCGCCGTCCGGCGTCTTGCCAGGAATGAAGTCAGGGGTATATCTGTACGAAAGAGACAACTCACGCATCGACCCATCGACGATGCGCTTGATTGCATCTTCAACAGTGAAGTGCAGCGAGTTGTCTAGGTATGGCGCTCTAAATGCGCCGTCTGTCCCAGTGGAGCCGACGCGCGTTTTGATCTGCGGCGCGTCTGCGTAGTCTGGATGATGGTTGAGCTGAATCGGGATGCCGTTCGTGCTCTCGATCGTCTCGGGCTTGCTCAGCTCCTCTGGCGGGCAGTATCCGCGATAGATCTTCTGCGGATCGAGCCTCAGACGCTCCCAGTCAGGCACCTCATGCCCGTAGTACGGTCGCACCTGCGCTTTGGTCAAGTGCGAGACGGTGACATGGAGGTTCCCGTTCTTGTCATACCTCCTCACGCTCTCGGCATCTAGGGCAAGTAAATAGCGGTCGTTGTTCATTTCAATATGTCCGATATATCTAGACGGAAAATGCATCGGCAATTATGGACTGCTATAGAATTGCAGGTGTACCACCCATTTGTTGTTTCAAGGTTATACACATGCCCACTAAAGCCTCTATTTCTGATCTCGACAATGCCATCGCAGAAATACTCGACGGAGGGTTTCCTTCGAAAGTCGCTAAAAGACACCATGCCAGCATCTTGACGATCTGCAAACGAGCAAAGTCTCGCGGGATCTCTCTCCCAGTCTTTCAAAAGAAAAACACCCTTCCTCCTGAAGTTATCGATAAGTACATCGAAGGGCAGTCCGTTCTCTCGCTCTCCAAACAATATGGAGTGTCCCGAACAAAAATTGCTCGTTTCCTGCTGATGAACAATATCGATTGCCGCAACGGTTCCGAGGCAAACTACATCCGTATGTCCAAGATGACCAGCGAGGAGCGCCATTCTCTTGTTGAAAAGGCGCATAACGCTAGAAGAGGGACAACAGAAAGCGAGGCAGTCCTTATTCAAAAGGCCATCCACAAACAGAGCCTTTCCTGTTTCTTTGGCCCGGGAGAAAATAAGTTTTATGAGGCCCTCTGCTCCGCCGGGTTCAAACCCGTCCGCCAAAAAGCGGTAAACATCTACAACATCGACTTCGCTATCGGTTCCGTCGCCGTGGAATTGACCATTGGAACCGTTAAGTATCAGGGAAGGGCAACCAATGAGCTTAAGAGAATCAAAAAGTGCACCGATCTCGGATACAGATTCTTTCTTATCGAAGCCCCATCGATTGATGTTTTGACCAGATACATTGAGCAAATAATCTCCGACCTTCAGGTCTTTTGCTCCAACCCACCCCCTGCTGGTCAATATTGGATGATTCGGTGTCGAGCTGAGAAAAACTCCACTTTCCGTAACGAGCTGGGTCAATTCGCCAACATAGAAACGCCTGAAAAGTTTCAGTATTGGCGCGGCATTTGCGACATTTGATTCCCTCGGGAAACAGAACGGCAACAACCCGGGCGTTACGTTCTGGCCTACAGCCGGGTCGTAAAGCCCCTCGGAAAGGTCGAAGCGTTTGCCGTCCATTGCGACATGCGTCTCGCGTGATGAATACCGCCCCGGGACGTGAACCCATACCGCGTGCGTGATGCCCAATGCCTCGGCGTTGCCGCGTTGGATGCCCTGACTGACCTTGATCGACTGATCAAGCGCAACTCGCTTGGCACGGTCCTCCGTGAAGCCCCTGGAGGCTTTCAGCACGCTTTCGATCTCTCCCAGACTCTGCCCCTCATAGAGGCCGCGGGTAATCGTCTCTCGCACTCTGGCGAGGTCATCCGCCTGCATTTTGGTGATGAGCCCCGTCATGCCGTCCACAAGCCCCGGCAACGCTTTTGCTGTGCTCGGCGCCATGTATCGATTCTTGACGATAGGGATCGTCCACTTTTCTTTGAGCAGAGTAGGAGTGATGCCCGCGCGTATCAGCGCACGCCGCTGGCTCGCTGTCACGTTTTGCGCCATTGCGCGGACAAACCATCCCGAGACGAGCTTTGCGCTTTCTCCCGCGTGAATCATCCACCGCGCCATCTTCTCGGCGAGACTCAGGTCAAGCTTTCGAGCGGCATCGGCGGGATTAGACGCTTTGAAAGCGCGCATCGCCTCATCTATGATCTTTTTCTCTTTGCGTCCCCACAGTGCGGCGTCCTGTGCAACCGTCTCGACAGGCTGCGTGAAGCAGCCCGAATCGATCAGGTTGCGCAGGAGCTCGGCCGTTGCCTCGCGCGTCTGTTTCTCAATGAGAGCAATCAGCCGCTTTTGCAAGGCCGCCTTGAGCCCGGCATTCGGCTCGATCGCGGGGATCGTCTTGATGCGTTTATCCATTCAAGCCACCTAGGGACTGAAGCAGTTGCCGCGATTCGTCGGGCGGGTTCGATGCTGGAGCAGGCTCTGCCACTGCGGTCGTAGCCTGCTGAAGCGCGCCAAGCAAGCCCTCGATATCCTCAGGCTCCCCTTCGGGCACCTCGTCACTCAAAAAGCCCAAGTGCATCGCCGGCTCTTTCTTGACCGCTTCGCGCATTTCCTCTGCGCTGATTGCCTGAACTTGTGCAAGCGTTGCAAGAGCGCCTGCGCGCGTCTGAGCGGTCATGGCCGCGCTGGCTTCATCTTCCTTGCTCAATTCGTTGAAGTCGAAGGAGATATTCGAATTGATGCTCCCCATTTCGACTAGTTCAATTGCCTCTAAGCAAGTGTTAATTGCTTCGCGACGCAGCTCTTGCTTGGAACGAATGTAATCGTAGTAGTTACGAATATCGCTTTCGCCCGTTGCGTTGAAGCCGCTAGGACTGATGCCCAAGAGCTTCACGGCAGGCGTGCGGTTGATCGACGCAATCATCTCGAGCGACTGGCGCACGACGTCCGTACAGCCCGCAATTGACGTTTGCACGTTCATCACGCTTTCGCCTTCCTTGTCGCAGACGAACACGGCGTTGTTATCGCGATAGCGCTGAAGCGCCTTCATACGGATGTCGAACAACTGCACCCCGTTAGGCGAGTTGAAGATGTCATCCGTGCTCGTCTGGAAAACGAGAAGCGAGACCTTGCGCACCAAGTCGGCCGTATAGACCCGGCACTGATTCCAGTGCATCACGTAGTCCCAGAGGATCTGAGCCTGCGGAATGCCGAGGAAGTTGTATGCCGGTCGCAGAAGCGTCGGCGGCGGATTGTCAAAAAGCCTAAGCAGGCGCGACTCATGCACCTTCGTTCCCAGCACCCAGAAGTAGCGGGGCTTGAGGTAGTCGGGCTTGAGCGGGTCGACGGCGTTGTAGTCGCCCGGCGATACATTCACAGGATCGACCACGACAAACCGGAGCTTCTTACCCGGCTGTAGCTCTGCACTTTCGTTTGAGTAGCGCAGGGGCAACTCGGGATTTTCCGTGCCGGTGTCGACGTAGATAAAAGCCCCGCCCATGTATCCGGTTAGTGTTGCAGCCTCATGAAAGAGCGTGCGTAGGTGGTACTTCTTCTCTTGAAGTGTCTGAATCTCCTCAACAGCCTCCGCGTCATCGCCCGTGATCGTAATCCACTCGCGGGTAATATCATCCGCAACGGTCTGCACGCAGGCACGGATCATGCTGTTCTGCGCGATCTGCTGAAGCGCGCCGTAACCTACGAAAGAGGTCACTGGGTACTGCCCGAGCTCGTAGCCGTGCTGTTGAAGGCTGCGATGAATTGCGCCATAAAAGCCCGCGTCAGAAAGTGCCTCATCTTGCGCTAGGCGCTCTTTTTCAGACACCCCGAGAGTCACCGGAGGGGCGAAACGCTCCCTCACCTTCTCGACCGTCTCGAAGAGCTGAGTGGCTTGCGGCGGCGTGCGTAGCGTGCGGTCGATCTCCTCAAGCGCGGCGATGCGCTTTGCCTGCGCGAGGAGATTGCCGTTAGGCGCTTGGGCTTTCGCCGTCTTTCTTTTCTTCTTGCTCACAATGCTTAATCTCCACTTTGCGCCACTCGCTCAGGAAGCGGCAAAAAACGCGGCGTCTTGCGGCCTGCCACCGCACATCGTCAATTCAGATTGCATGAGTAGCGGGGCCTACCGTCCAAGTAGGTAAGCTAGATTTGTCGGATCGATATGCAAGCCGCTGTGCTTATTTAGATCCGTCAATGCCTGGCTCATCGCGTCGATGGTGTCATCGTGAGCACCTGATGGAAATGCGAGGAGCTCAGGCACCAGATCGCGCTCGACCCACGGGAACCGCTCAGGTGGAGGCAAGTACACGTTCCTAGCCTCCCATAATGGCGTTACGGCCGACGCGCGCGCCTCCTTGCTTTCTTTTGGCGTGATCGGGATGATGCCCGACACTTTTTTCTTGAGCGTCGCGATGATCGCCGACCCGTTCGCTTTGTCTTCCACGAGCTTGCGAGTCACGCGCGGGTACTTGTTTGCCGCCGCGACGAACTGCTCGAGCGTCTTAACGAAGTCCCACTGACCGCGGAATTGGTCGATGAGATAGAAACGGCCGTCCTTTCTGCCCCAAACCTGCCCGACAACAAAGTCGGACGCTTTCGAGTCTTTGAAAGTCATGTCCCACGAGATCACACTCGCATCGAAGCGCTCGGGCAAAGTGTCCCAGTACTGCACCCAGTCACTCTTGAAAAGCCCGCCGCCTCGAGGTACCGGCCGTTGTTGGAACTGACCTGCGACAGCATAGCCGCCCATGACCTTCTCCATTTCATCCACCTGAGTGGCGGTAAAGCGCTCGGGAAAGAGCAGCTCACCTTCTTTCTGGCGAGGGTCGGTGAAGCCGATGCTGGTCTTGCACCTGCGACTTTCCTCAAAGCGCATCGGGAGCATCAGGTGCTCATAGCCGAGTTCCTTGGCGAGGATCACGCCCGACGTATCGCGTTCATGCAAGCGCTGCATGATCACGATGATCGCCGAATCGCTGTTGTTCACTCGTGACGGAACGGCTTCTAGGAAGGTTGTCTCAGCGGAGAGCAACGCGGCCTGTGAAAACGCATCGTCGACAGACAGCGGGTCGTCGATGATGATGCGATCGCCTCGAGAGCCAGTAAGGCTTCGGAAAGCCATTGACTCACGAAAGCCAGTAGCCGTGTTCTCGAACTTCTTCTTTGCGTTCTGGTCGCCACACAGCTCAACGCCCCATCGCTCCTGATACCAGTCAGAGGAGATCAGGCGTCGGCACTTGAGGTTGTCTCGGATAGCGAGGTCTTCCTTATGCGCCGTCGTCAGATAGCGCATTGAAGGCTGTCCGCCTGCGCCCCACTCCCAAGCCGGAAAGAAAACGCCCGTCAAGAGCGATTTCATCATGCCCGGCGGAACATTCATCAAAAGGCGCTTGATCTGACCGTTGTGCACGGCCTCGAGGTGCTCGCACATCGCGTCGAGCGCCCAGCCCCACTTGATCGGAGTTGCAGGCTCGAGCACGTGCCACGCCATCTTGCAGAACTCGGACAGGCTGCGCCGCGCAATCTCCTGATCAAGTTCGATCAGTGTCGGGAGTCTCGTCATACAGCAACTCTCTTGCGGCCTTGAGCTTTTCCATGTCGATCGTGGAAAGATCAGGCGTGTCGCTCTGAATCTTCACGGTCTTGCGATCGCCGAAGCGGGAATCGTCACGCCAAGACACTTGTCGTGCCTTCTCCTGCATCAACACGCGGTACGCCTCAATCGCGCCTCGCGGGAAGTCCTCCCCGTTGAGCAGACGTGTTGTCAGCTCGTTGTTCAGGTTCTCCTGAAGCTCCAGTAGCTCGTCGTTGAACTTCTCGGCGCTTGCTTCGCGCGCGCGCGCGGACTGGTTCCGAAAGTCGGGATTTTCAAGTTTCCAGCGGTTTAATGTTGTCCATCCCGGCATACCGGGCATCCCGCAGATTTTCCGCTCAGATACCCCGTCTCGGATCAATTCGCAGATCTTCTCTGCCAGTTCAGGCGTGTAGATCGAAGGTCGCCCCATCTTGGAGGCGTTCGGTTTTGATGCCATGGCACCTCCTTTTTGAGAGTTAGAACGGCCAAACGCTAGCCATGAAATTCAGCGCATAGGCAAAGAACATCCCAAACCCCATCAAGGCCGTAGCAACGATGAGGCATCGAATCAAACGCCAGTCACCCGGCACTTGCTTCAGTGGATCAGTCAGCATCTTGGACACTTATCGTCTTTGCGCCGTAGCAACTTCAATAACTCCGCCAATGCGGCAATCAGCTGCCTGCACCCAAACCCGAGCCCGGCAAGGCCGATCCCGTAGGCAAAGACCTGACCGTAGAGCGGCAAATCTGGATTGCTCATAAAAGCTCCAAGATCGAATTGCGGTAAAATACTCATACGCAACTTGCTCTTTACGTTGAAGTTGCACAAGAAAGCCGCGAGTGTTGGTAGCACTTGCGGCTTTCGTTTTATTGGGAATCTTTGTTATTGAGCGGGCTGAGGTTGAGCCTGCACCGGTTCCTGGCTCTTGTCATCGGTCACAGCATCGTAGACAGCATTGCCTGCCATCGATCCTGCGAACGATCCGGCAACAGTAGACCAGAAGCCACTGTTGGAAGATGCCGGCACCTGATTCACCGTCTGGTTGATGACGGTCGTGTTCTTCTTCACAACGGTCGTGCGCTTCGGTGCATAGCTCTTCGTAGGAGCAGGACGGGAGAACGAACGACCGCCGCTGAACCCACGACCACCTCGTGCTTCCGCAGCTGTAGAAACGAAAAAGGCGACCGCAATGGCCGCCACAATAGCTTTCTTCATAGGTAACCCAAGGAATTAGAGAGGGCGAGGATTTCTCCCCACCCAAGCCTTAGAGCAAACTGACCTAAGGTAGCGAATGGAAACCGCGCGGGTTGCGCATCGTTGAGAGGCGTGCGCGGTGTTGTAAGTAAACAACTCTCGACTAAAGTCGAAAGCTTTATTGTCACCTGCTAAAGCAGGCTCAACATAGGGCTTGTTTACACCAGCCCCTG